GGCAAGAACCATCTGGAACGTGCCCTTGCCTTCTGCTGTAATGTCAATCTGTGCCATCCTAAAATGGAATTTCGTCGTCAGGCACATTGGATTGCGGTGGCTGGTCATAGCCGCCCTGCTCGGCCCGTTCGCCGCCGCCACCCATGAACGTCAATTCATTGACCAGCAGTTGCAGCGAACCTTTGCCCTCGTAGACGTTGACGCCGGGCTTGCCAGACAACGCCAGCTTGGAACCTTTGGTAATATATCTTTGCAGGCTGTCGGCCCGCTGACCAAAGATCGAACAGCTGACCCAAACGCTGTCGCGCTTGTTGCCGCCCTTGTCCTTGCCCTGATCTACGGCAATCGAAAAGCCGAGAACCGAGTCGCCGTTTTGTGTTTTGCGCAGAACCGCGTCTTTTCCGACGTTCCCTGCAATGGTCATGCTTAGCATATCAATCTCCTCTTATGCCTTCCTAAAGTTGCATGTATCATGAACTGCGTCAAGCGGTTTATGCGTTCTCAAGCGTTGCTGCCGAATTATGCTTTTCCTTCAATGCATCCTCTATGCGCTGAGCATACTCTCGCCCCCCGACTTCTTTGGCTGCGAAGTATAGCGCAGAACGATACTTGCGAATCTGGTCAGTGGTCACAAATCCTTCGCGCAAAAGCTGGACCGCACCTCGGCCATAAAGCCAGCCGTCGCCAACAGAGTCACCAGCAGCAATGCGGCGGGCAACAATCTGGATCGCGTCTTTGCTGGCAAAGGGCTTGCCTGTGATTTCAACCGCTTCGCGTTTAGCGGTTGCGTCAATCGCCTTAATAAAATGTGCTGGCATCGGCCATGCGCGCTGCGTGTAAGTTTTGCGAATGTGCCGGAAAGCCGTTTCGATCCGGTCACGGAAATTTTCGGGGCTTGATGATGCTGAGATGAGACCGTTCACCTCCTCTGCTATCGCCGCTATTTCCCTCATGCATCCCTCGTCGTCCAGATGTGTCGGGCGCTGATACTGGCGCAGAAAGTCGGTGATAAGCATTCTGGCCGATGCTAGGCGTGTCTGGTAACTCATTCATTTTTTCCGATAGGTGTTTCTGGATGTTGTCGTAAAAGTCCGTTGGGGAAGCTGCGGCCTCATCTAGCCATCGCTCGCCGTTAAGCCATGAGGCAGGGTGCGCCGTGTATTGCTGATCTTGGCCCTGTCGCTGTCTGGCATATGCGCCCATTGCGTAGATAATGGTTTGCGGGGTGACCTTTTTGGTTGCGGCTTTCCATGCCTTGACGGCCTGCCCCTTGCCAGCCTTTCGTGGAACAACTGACCAAAATGATTCGAACTCGTCATCTGCAATGATGGTTCTTTGATGGTTCTTTATGGTTAATGATGGTTCGGGTGCATCTCCTGCGGGGTTTATGACATCCATATGCGGGGTTTGCGTATCCATATGCGGGGTTTCTGCATCCATCTGCGGGGGTGCATCTCCTGCGGGGTGCATATGCTGCGGGGTTTTTACGGTGTAGAGGTTGCAATTCCTGCGCCCATTTCCGGTCTCTATGTGAAGCCAGCCCTGGTCCTCGAGGCGCCTAATAATGGTCTGAACGCCACGCTCCGACATGCACGTCTTGCGGCAAATCCCAGCGATACTGGGCCAGCATTCACCTTCGTTATTGGCGTAGTCTGCAAGAGCCAGAAGCACAAACCTTTCGGCCTGCTTTTCAGGTCCGGCTTCCCAGACCGCTGACATAATTTTAATGCTCAAGTGGTTCCCCTTCTGTTGGGGCAGGTATTGCGCAAGGGGGCCAGCCCGTGCTATCAATGACATGCGATGATGACACTCGCACTGTGGGCCCGCCAGCCAAAAAGATCAAGCCTCGGCCATAAATTGGTCGGGGCTTTTCCTTTCCCCAGCACCTGCTATGATACCCATGCGCTGGTCATGGGCGTAGCCGTGGTGTCCTCCTGCACCGTCTCGCGGCTTACTGGCGGGTTGAGGCATTGATGTCTCCCCGCCGTTTTTTTGCCGCCTCGCTGAGACGATACCAACCACCACGCATCAGCACATCGCCAGCGTCGTCCATCTCGATCAGGGTCCGCTGTACAAGATCCTGTGCCACTGGCGCACCGCCCAGCGCAGATAGATCGTCTGCAATGGTCTCGGCGCTGCCACCCGGCACGATCGACAACAGGGCTATAATTTGGTTACGCATCCCACTCTCCCAGCTTCTCTTTGACATCATCAATGGATCGCACCACGGCCCAATAGCCACCAGCGGCGATTATAGCCGCACCCACGGCCCGCTGGGCAGGGCTGGCATATCCGCCCTCGGCCTTGATCTCGAAGCCGTAGAAGTGGCCCTGATCCAGCATCATCAGATCGGGAAAGCCGACAACCATGCCCATGAATTTCTGTTTGGCAATGGCGCGGGCAATAACCTGCCCCTTGACGTCTGTCTGGTTGGCAGAGTGATGCACCACGGCCTGCGGATATTGCAGGCGTAGATAGCCAAGAATAGCCTGGTGGATTGGGCCTTCTAGGTTGCGCCTCATCCCCACTGCCCCGCCATTGCGTCTGCGATGCCCTGGTATGTTGTCGATCTAATTTTCCACCTGTCAGGCGAAGGCGGCAGGTAGTGCAACCTTTCCCGCTGGTTTTTAGGCAGCTTCATCATGTCCTCATAAACGTCATTGGTTGGGACAAGCGGTGCCAAACCATAAATGAACAATCCGGTTTTTTTTTGCTCTAGATGCCCGAATTGATACGGCTGCACATATTCTGGCTTTTGCATCCCGCCCAAACGTGGCAGCACCCCAACGGGGTTTTCAAAGCAGACGCGCGGCGAAACCGCTTTGCAAGCGTTCCAAAGATCAACGGTCCATTGCACGGACGCTAGGCGCTCTGCATATTTCGGCTGGCCTTCGCCGTATGTGCTGTTTCCAGCCACGGTCAAAGCGGTGCATGGCGGATGCGCGATAATCAAATCCCAAGTCTGACCCAGCATGTCATAAACGTCTCCCTGGTGATGCGGCCCGTCTGCGTCTGTCGGCAGCAGGTCGCAAGACATAGCCTCATGGCCACGCGCAATAAATGCATCACGGACGCGGCCAGAATATTCGCAGGCAATTAAAACCCTCATGCCGGAACCCCCCGATGCTTGCCCTCAAATATGCGACGACACGTTGCCTCGCGCACTGACGGCCTGTCAGTCACCAGATCGTCAACGGTGACGCCCAGCCCCTCGGCCAGACGAACAGCGGTCCAGATGCTTGGTGCCTGCACATTGCCAGACCGCAGCTGCGAATAAGCAGGCTTGCCCATGTTGCAGCGCGCAGCCTGCTGGGCCAGGCTAACTCCTTTGGTTTTCCATGCATCCGAATATGCCCGCAGGTTAGCGGTGAAGATCGGTGTCAGTTCCATGTCGTTCTCCTGTGTTATGTTTGGGCAGCATAAAATTATTTCGGGCAATGCGCAATATGCGCTTGCAAGAAAGTCAGTAGAACGTTAGACAATTGTTAGACGGAACACAAACGGGAGCAAAACATGACAATTCAATGGGCAACGCCAAAGCGCAAAGGTGGCGCGGCGGCTAGCAATAAATCTGGCGTATATCTTGCATCATCAAGAGCGGGCGAAGGTCGGCCAGCACAACTTTCGATTGGCATACAGGCAGACGCAATGAAAGCAATGCGCTGGGTTGTTGGTGATCGGGTTATTTTGGGCCGTGACAGCGGAACAGGCATTTTTGTTTTGTGCCGTCACCCAGACGGTTTCAAGCTGACACCGCGCAGCACGCGCAAGCGCCAAGATTCGGCAGGTCTTTGTATCGCTGCTAGCGTCAAAATGGGAACGCCATCTTTTATTGATGAAGATAAAATTCCTGCATCGGTCGCGCTTGCTGATTGCGAACTGGACGGCGCACAGTTGCGATTTGTCCTTTATTGATCGGAGCAAAACATGACAGTCACATCAACATACAACGGCGAAGAGATCCAAGTAAACTTCCACGCCGAAACAGAACGCAGCGACTACGGCGTGCCGGGTTCGCCCGTGTGGGATGAAGTCGATCCCGCCAGCATCGAGGTCGCGGCGCTGACCATCTTGGGCATTGACGTCAATCTGACCGATTTGCCCGAACACTTGCAGCAGGCCATCATCGACTTGGCCGACGAAACAGAATTTGCATAGGAGCAACGACAATGAAAACCCTAATTGACCCCACCGCCGCAGATAAGATTGAAGCCGCCCATCCCCGCCTCAAGGCTGGCGAATGGGGCGGCATACATACCGTTTGCATGATGTCTGCCCTCGTGAGAGGCGCGGGAGGTATCCAAGACTGCGTCACGGCTGGCTGGCCGAAATGGCTGGTTGAATTAAACGTGTCGATGTTTGACGCAAATGTGGGCACAGAATGCGAAGAAACAGCCCGCTACCAATTCGCCCTTGATGTAGCTTATGCGGTACAGGTGCCACGCGATTACGACAAAGCGCGCGACCTGTTTTTGATTGCGACCTTGGATCGCGCTAAAAAGCACGACACAGCCGCTTTATGCCAGCGCGTTATTCGATTGTTGCACCGCCGGATCGCGGGTCAGGATGTTGCGGATGCGATGAGAGCCACCTTTTACGCCGCTATCGATGCCGCCGCCGCTATTGATGCCGCCGCCCGTGCCGCCGCCCAGGACGCCACCTCCAGTGCCGCCTATGCCGCCGCCTATGCCGCCTATGCCGCCAATACCGCCAATGCCGCCTATGCCGCCTTTTCCGGCGCCCGTGCCGCCGCCAATGCCGCCGCCCGTGCCGCCGCCCGTGCCGCCGCCCAGGACGCCGCCAATGCCGCCTTTCGTGCCGCCTTTCGTGCCGCCCGTGCCGCGTCGCGCCAAAACCTTATCGCCGCGCTGAATGCGGCATAATTAACAAAGGAGCAAAGACAATGAAAATCAAAGACATTCTTACTGATCTGATTGGCGCCGTCGCAATCTTCAAGGGCGGATACGCTTTCTTGGTTATTGGTTACGGGCTGGGGTGGTGATATGAAAAGCATCGCAGCAGCACTGGCCAAAGCACAGGCCAACATGGGCAAGGCACTGAAGCTCGCCAACAACCCGCACTTCAAAAGCAAGTATGCCGATCTGAGCAGCGTCATGGATGCCTGCCTGCCATCGCTCAATGAAGCTGGCATTGCAGTCATTCAGCCCACCGGCGAAAATGAGCATGGCCGCTACGTTGAAACAATCTTGATCCACGGCGAAAGCGGCGAAAGCCTTGCCTGCCGCGTGCCTTTGATTGTCGCCAAGAACGACATGCAGGGTTACGGGTCAGCGGTGACATACGGTCGGCGCTACGGCCTGATGGCAATGGCTGGCATAGCCGCTGAAGACGATGATGGAAATGCCGCAGCCAAGGCCGCACCCAAGGCGGAGCCACATGCACCAATCAGCGAACAGCAGTTCCAAGAGATGAAAGACCTGATCTTTGACACAGAAACCGATGAAACCAAATTTTGCGCATACTGGAAGGTTGCCGATCTGACGCAGATGAGCGCCAAGCAAGCTGCAGATGCTATCGCCATGCTCAAAAAGAAAAAAGCGCAGATGGGGGATGACAATGGAACAGCGCAGTGATGAATGGTTTGCCGCGCGGTTGGGATGTGTAACAGCATCCCGCACCGCCGACGTGATGGCCAAGACAAAAAGCGGATACGGTGCAGGCCGGGCCAACTACATGGCCCAGCTTATTACTGAGAGGCTCACAGGGCGCGCGTCAGAGGGCTTTAGCAGCGCCGCTATGCAATGGGGAACAGATACCGAACCGCAGGCCAGAGCGGCCTATGAGTTGATGACAGGGCGCGACGTGGTTGAAGTTGGTTTCATCCAGCATCCGACCATCGAATGCTTTGGCGCATCGCCTGATGGGCTTGTGGGCGACAATGGGCTGATTGAGATTAAATGCCCCAACACTGCAACGCATATTGAAACCCTGTTGGCTGAAAAGGTGCCAAGCAAATACATCACCCAGATGCACGTCCAGATGATCTGCACTGGGCGCGATTGGTGCGATTTCGTCAGCTTTGATCCGCGCCTGCCGGGTGATATGTCATTCTGGATGCAGCGGGTCCAGCGCGACCCTGATTTGTGCAAAGATATTGAAACCGAAGTTGCCACGTTTTTGCATGATCTGACCGAAAAGCTGAGCAAGTTGCGGTCGCGGTTTGACAGCGTGCAAAAGAGTGAAACCTAATGCACCGCAATGACATCATCGACACTTTTGAACGCATTGAAGAATCTGGGGGTGGCATTGATAAAACAGACACATGGGAAACTCTGAACCAAACTGTCAAAGCGTTGAATATGGATCGCAAAGATGTGATCCGGGTCATGCTGGACCACTGGGCATCGCAGGAGGCTAGGTGATGCCGACAAAGATAATCCGTGACCCTGCTCACGTTGACGCGCTTGCCAATATCCTGCGGGAACGCAAACTTCCCATTACGGTAACTTGGACGCAGGGCGCACCCAGATCCAATGCCCAGAACAGGCTGGCCCAGCGGTGGTTCACGGACATTGCCACGCAGCTAGGCGATCAAACGCACGAAGATGTGCGGGCCGAATGCAAGCTGCGGTTTGGGGTGCCGATACTGCGGGCAGAGAACGAGGCATTCCGCACATCATATGACCGCGTGTTGAAGGCGCTGCCATATGAACAGAAACTGGACGCAATCAAAGCATTTGACCTTCCGACAACCCGGCTGATGACGCAAAAGCAGATGACCGCGTTTATGGATGAAATGCACCACCATTGGATCAAGCAGGGCGTTCGCCTTACCGATCCAGAAGCGCTGAAATATGAACAGGAGTTCGCATGAAACCGATACTAACACCGTCTCGCTGGCGGGCATTGAAGAAACTGGAACATATAGGCGACCAGCCGTTTATCGGAACAGACGTTGGCGTGAAAGGGCCGGGTCTGGTGAGCTTAGAAGAATGCGGCTGGGTTGAACGGGTTGAAGCCCCAGACGACCAGCCGTTCATCATCGCAACGCAGGGCCACCATTGGCGCGTTACGACACCGGGCCGCGCGGCAATCGCGGCATTACCTGAAAACAAACCAAAGAGAGCATGACATGACAAACACCACACAGAACGTCACCGCCGATGAATTGCGCGCAATGGTTGAACGCATCGAACACCTGAACGCGCGGATTTCTAACGAAACCGAAGCCCGCGCGGACATTTACGTCGAAGCAAAGCTCCGCGGATACTGCACCAAAACCATCCGCATAATCGTGGCTATGCGCAAAAAGCGTGCCGATGTTTTGGCCGAAGAGGATGCAATCGAGGAATTGTATCGCCAAGCCTTAACAAACGGGCTTGGGTAGAACGCAACGGCCCCGATCACGGGTTCCTGCCCCTAGTCGCTGAGATGCTCAGATAGGTTGTCAAGCGACAACTCTGCGGCCAGAGCAAGATATCCGCAGCCATCAACAAAACTGTCCCGGTGCGGACCATTAGCCAGCCGGGCCAGCTTTAGGCCAGCCATACACAGCGCAACCTGATCGGGGCGAACAGGATGCCCCAGAATAATTGACCACATCTGCGCAATGCGGGCGAAGTTTTTCTGCGGTGTCCCGTAGTCTGCCTGACGGTCGCCATTCACCAGCGCGTCAGCCTCGGTCAATATCCGGCTGCGTTCGTTCATGCTGAAACCCTGACCCTTTGTATCTCGCCTTGATCGGCGTCAAATGTGATTGCTTCCAAAGATGCCCGCGCGGAATACGCATTGCCTGCCGCATAGGCATCTTTTGCCGTGATAGCCCTAAGTTGCATCCATTGCACGCCGCCAATGTCGGCCATCTTTAGATGATGCAGATGCCCAGTGAACAAAAACCGGTGACGGGTCTTGCCCCAATCCTCTGCGTGTTCATCCGCCAAGAACATAACCATTCGCTCCGGCTTGGCCCCGTGACCGTGGTGCGCAGCGACAAGGCAATTACCGTGCCGCATCACGAAAAACTCACCCGGTATTTTCTGGACTTCAATGCGCGGGTTTTCGCGGTAACGCTCATGCAGGGCAAACATGATCGCCATGTAAGCCGTCATATCATGATTTCCGGGCAAAATGCGGACAATGACCCGCGCGTGCTTCTGAGCAGCATATTCGGTGCCATAGGCCAGCGCCTGTATCGTCACGTCCAGCGTCTTGAAATGCCGAGTATCCACATCAAGAAGATGCTTGGATCGGGGCGTCATGTTTTGCTGATCGTCGGCGTGCAGCAGATCGCCCAGACCAAGGATAACCGCCGTCTCAGATGCTGGGGATGCATCAACGGCCCGGCCCACCCATTCGCGCACCCTGTTGCTTGCAATGTCCGTGTCGTAATCCTCGCCAGTTTCCTTGCCCCACGCCCTCATTCCAGCATGAACGTCAGCCAAAGGATAAACGGTCAGCAGGTTGGCAAGCGTCTGTTCTGGTGCCGATATAGGCAATGCAGGTTCCATGCCCTCCAGCGCCGTCCGTAGGCGGTCTGCGATGCTGTCTGGCCCGTCTTGCTCAGGCTTCAGCAGCGTTGAATAACTTGTGCCGTCTTGCGATTTGGTCTTGGCCCAAATCAGCGCAGGAACCATTCCTGTGTTGACCGCGCTCATGCTGTCACGAACCGCTGGGTCTAGATGCATCCCTAGCTTCTTTGCTTTCTCCAGCCGCGATGCGTAGGTGTAATAATTTAGCCCAGAAGCGTCAGCGGCCTTGCGAACGGATTTGCCATGCTGACGCCAAAGGTCAATCGCCTCCTGCAACAGGGCTGGGTCAATAGGTGGTGTTGGCATTAAAGAGGTTCTCCACGGTCAAGCGGCTTGATCGGCTCTGCAAAGTTGCGTTGCGGTGGCCTGCGGAGGCGTTCGTGCAAATGTTCTGGCATGTCCACGCTAACACAATCGCGCGGCGTTGTCGTGACAGTTGCAAAATGCCCGTTCTCAGCCCACCACAACTCAATCATATTGCCCTCGGCTGTGATGCCCCACGACATCAGGGACATGTTAAATTCAGATTTCAAAAAAGCCTCAAGGTGCTGGCGATTAAAGCAAGCCTGCGCATTTGCGGCAGAAGATAGCCCGCAGGCTATAACCACCGGAAATAGGCCACGGGCGATCATTACCCGCAGCCTGCATCTATTGTGGCGATAAGAGCAACGCCCGACCTTTTGGATTGCGGCCCACCGTCTTCAATAAGCGCCGCAGCATGTTGGGTGCGCAGATTGTCGGTGCCGTCACAGATCGCCTCAGCGCTTGGACCTATCGCGCAGCCAGTCGTCAAGGCGATCATCGTCAGGCAGAGTAACTTTGTCCATGCGTTCACGGGTTCCAACATAGCTTTCCAGTTCCCTACGTTTTGCGGCCCCGGCCACGCTGGACTTTCCGCGCCAGTATGTTGCGGCGAAGGCGATCAAAAGCGCACCAGCCGCGGCAAGCCAAATTTTTATGCGCAGAAACATTCAACGCGTCCGACGCCAAAGCATGTAGCCAATGAACGCAGCGGCCACGACAACGGCTACAAGCTGCGCCGTGGGGGCCAACTGACCCAACACCGGCAGATAGTCAGCGGCAACGGCCACGGCACCGGCCACGCCTGCCCCGGCGGCGGCCTTGGCGTCTTTGTCCTCGGACAGTTTCTCTGGCTGGCGCGGTGGCTCAGTCGGCCACGCGGTTGCCGTCAACGGCCAAGGGGTGCCCCATGACCGCGGCTCGGCTGTGTCGATGTGCATAAACCCGCTCTTCGGATAGTACCCGAAGCCCGAGAAACCAGCCGCGCGGGCCGCAGCCTCAAACGTATGCGGATCGTGGTTATCCATGCGGACATCAAACGCGATGCCTTCCATGTGCTTAGATGCCTTGGCCCCGCCAACCTTGCGGTTATGCTCTGGGCTGCGGTACGCCGATGTCAGGATCAGCGGCTTGCCAAGGTTCGTCCGCAGGCGTTGCAGCATGTCCATTGCCTCGGTGTCGATGGTCAGCTTTCCGGTGCCTTTGCAGGCGATCTCGCGCGGGCTGAATGATTGCCACGGCCACTCGGCGGGCGGCACCTTGCTGTAGTGTGCGTATGTGCGCCTCATTTGCCAACCTTTCCGATGAGTTGCTTTATGTCAAATTGAATCTCCGCAAGGACGTCATGGATGCGCTTGCGGTCCTCGCGGGCGGCGTCCAGATCCTCTTTGCGTTGGTTCCAAAGCCGCTTAATCTCGCGTTCGTTTTGCAAGCCCTTGCTCTCAAGCCGGATCATCCAAACCAAGAAAGCAACGAAGCCGACAGCAACCGGCCATAGTGTTTTGATAAGTTCCATCGCAGCGCCTCAAGCTATGTCGGCAATGATTTCAACGCGAATGTAGCCGTCGTTCGGAAACGTCTCAACGGTTGCGTCGGCATATGTCACCTCGAACTCAACCTGATATGAACCGACCGTCGCCGTGTCGGCGGCCTGCCAGTTGTATCGGACCAAGCCCGACAGCGGCGTCACGATGACAGCGGCTTGATCTATCGTCACTTGCGTAGACCCGATTGGCCGCATATGGAAGCGCACCGAACCTCCGTTTACGCTGACCGCATCGCCGCCGGCGTCCTGCAACGTGGCCAGCATCGCCGGGCTGCTGTCGTTTTGCTTTATCGTGAATGTCGTCATCAAGCTGCCTCGTTTGCGCCCGCGACAATCACGCGGTTAGGTGTGTTCGCGGCGATTATACACACGTTTGGCGCGCCCGTCACCACATGGATGGCACGCCCAACGCTGGGGTTGAGCAACAGCATGCCGACAACCGGCTGGCCCGTTGTGATCGAATCCGCCTGCAATGCATCGATGACAACGCAGACAGCAGGCGCAGCCGTCGGCTGGCCTGTTGTGACCCCTGTGGGAATCAGAGCGTGATCCTGGGCGATGTCAGGCTGGCCCAGAGTTGATTGACCAGTCTCAATGCTGTCAGCCGCCAGAACCGACGTGACCGACGCCGCAGCGGCCTGCACTGTCGGGGGCGCTGTCGTGATGTTTGCCGCGGTCAGGATGTGCGTCTGCGTTGCGCCAGCTTGGCCGACAGTCGGCTGGCCCGTTGTGACCCCCGTGGGAGCCAGAGCGTGATCTTGCGCGATGTCAGGCTGGCCTACTGTAGGGACACCAGCCGTGACAGGATCAGCATTAAAGGTCTCATCTTCCGACATCGTAATTGATGGGAGAGTGGGCTGGCCTGTGGTGATAGCAGTAAGCGTAAGGTCATGGTCTTGGGCTACGCTAGATGTGCCCACAGTGGGCTGACCTGTAGTGACCCCATCAGCAGAAATAGCCGTTGTGAGAGCAATGTCTGGCGACCCAAGGGTAGGTTGTCCTGTCGTGATAGCTGTAGGTGCTAAGTCATGGTCTTGAAGAACCGTTGACGACTGAAAAACAAACGATCCTGTCGTCAAAGCATCTGGTGCTAAGTCATGGTCTTGGGCAATGCTTGAGGCACCAACCGTAGGCTGACCTGTAGTGACCCCATCAGCAGAAATAGCCGTTGTGAGAGCAACACCTGACGACCCAACAGTAGGTTGTCCTGTCGTGATATCGTTTGCTGCTAGCACATGCTCTTGAACAACCGTTGATGACACAACAACAGGTGATCCTGTCGTCAAACTATCGGCAGTCAGGTCTTGGTCTTGGGCAATGCTAGAGGCACCAACAACAGGTGATCCTGTCGTCAAAGCATCTGGTGCTAAGTCTTGGTCTTGGGCAACGCTAGAGGCACCAACAACAGGCTGACTAGTCGTAATGTCATTGCCATTCAGCCGGTAAATTACGTCAGCAGTAACCCCATCATCCGCAAGCGGTGCAGAGGCGAGGGGGCTAAAACCTAGCATGGGTTACTCCTACGGTTTGGTGGGCCACACAACACTAAACGGGAACCCATCCTGATCTGGCACATCGCGCAGGGCTTGACGGTAGGTTGTCATTGCCTCGCCCATTGTGTTGTCGCTTAACGCTTGCCAGTCTGTCGCTTGCAGGAGTTGGTCACGATGGTTGCGAACCGCTGCCTCTGCTTGATCTTGTGGCCTATTGACGACCGTGTAGCCAATGAACCAGCGATTACCGTGAATAGGCTGACCTACCTGAGACTGGTCTACCTCGCCTGTGATATGGTTTGTGGCATCTTCTTCTGTCTTCAGACGGATCACCTCTTTGTGAGGCATATCACCCATTACTAAATTTTGTACCAACGGCTCATGGGCTGGCTTAGACAGTTCAATCACTGGATGCACCAGATGGCGCTTCAGCATCTTGTCAGGAATGATGCGAGGAAAGCTAGTCTCAGGGTGGTCACGACGAAATTGCCCGATTGTGTAGGGAAATTCTACGGGCTGGTCGTTTGTGATCTTAACGTGCATTTAATGCTCCTATTTAGCTGAAGTCGTCGCCTATCAAGCGTCCGTAGTAAGTTGTGCCACCATCAAACGTGAGGAACGTCAGTAGGTCTGTCTCACCGCCACTAGGGGCGGTAGGTGGTGTACCTGCTGGCCACTCGACAGACGCAGGGTATGTGAAGGTCGCATCTACGGTAGAGCCTGTTGAGTATTGCCATACTGCATCTCCAGTATACCCAATAACATACATCTTTAGGCCATCAGGTTTGAAGAACATGCCTTGTGGAGATGTTTCTTGAGCAGCAACACTGAAGTTGCGCAAGTAAGATGCAGTAGAAACATTCCAAGCGGTGCTTAGGTTGTACTCATTAACATCATATCCAGTAAGCCCAATAACGTACATTTTTGTGCCATCAGGTTTGAAGAAGATGTCGGATGGATTTGTTTCTTGAGCAGCAACACTGAAGTTCTGTAAGTAAGATGCAGTAGAAACATTCCAAGCGGTGCTTAGGTTGTACTCATTAACATCGTCTCCAGCAGCCCCAAGAACATACATCTTTAAGCCGTCAGGTTTGAAGAAGATACCGGTTGGAACTGTTTCTTGGGCAGCAACACTGAAGTTGCGCAAGTAAGATGCAGTAGAAACATTCCAAGCGGTGCTTAGGTTGTACTCATTAACATCGTCTCCAGTAGTCCCAAGAACATACATCTTTAAGCCGTCAGGTTTGAAGAAGATGCCTTGTGGATTTGTTTCTTGAGCAGCAACACTGAAGTTGCGCAAGTAAGATGCAGTAGAAACATTCCAAGCGGTGCTTAGGTTGTACTCATTAACATCATCTCCACTATTCCCAATAACGTACATTTTTAGGCCATCAGGTTTGAAGAAGATACCTAGTGGGGCTGTTTCTTGAGCAGCAACACTGAAGTTGCGCAAGTAAGATGCAGTAGAAACATTCCAAGCGGTGCTTAGATCATATTCGTTTACGTCTTGTCCAGCAGCCCCAAGAACGTACATTTTTAGGCCATCAGGTTTAAAGAAGATGCCTTGTGGAGATGTTTCTTGAGCGGAAACACTGAAGTTGCGCAAGTAAGATGCAGTAGAAACATTCCAAGCGGTGCTTAGATCATACTCATTGACATCATCTCCACTAGACCCAATAACATACATTTTTGTGCCATCAGGTTTGAAGAAGATGTCGGATGGATTTGTTTCTTGAGCAGCAAC